CAACAACCCCCATCCCTGGGGCTAACTTCTTGATGTAAGTACCGAGCAGCTTAGCTGCTTTCCGGTATTGTCTAAGAGCTTCAATCGCGGCTAGCTGGCGTTCATCGAGAGAGGGGTTACCTAATAAAAATCGTAGCGTAGATGCATCAGTGCTTGGTTCTCCTGACGACGTAAAATCGTGTGGGGGTAGTCCCCATCGATCGAACAGGAGTGCCCGCACTTGATCATGGGAGTTGGGATTAAGCGGGCCAACAATCCCCCTAAACTTTTCCAGCCATTTTGTGCGGCTACCCTCCAAACGTGCTTCATGTTCTTTACGCTTCCCTTCATCGATTCTTATACCTAACCGATGCATTCCAACACACAAGGTCTGAAGTTGAGCATCGACATTATAGAGGTGACTCTGGGATCGTCGTTGGGCTTGTTGCTTAAGGGGGACGAGGATTGAGGCAGTCACTGCGACGTCGGTCGCACAATAGCTATGAAGTTCCTGATCTGTTGTTGCTGTTGTTGCTACATGCCCAGCTTTCCAGGCGGGCACGTCTGTTTCTACCGAACCGATATAGCCTAGCCCATGTGGAAATTCCGATCGCGCTAACTTATGTAATAGTATAGTGTCTAACAAAGGCTTAGGAGTTACCCCAAGATGCTGTTCGATTACAACCCTGTCATAGTAACCGGCGTTATGACCCACCTTGAGAATGTTCGGGTCGAGGAAGAACTCCCTCAACAACGCCCTCATGAACGCCCGCTCTTCCCCGTCGTAGAACTCCGTCTCGCCGTCCACGGAGAGAAAAGGGATGATGTAAACTTCATCCTTTGTACCGAGCCCTATACACCGTAGAGCAGTTGTAAGGGGCTCTATGCTGTCTGTCTCAACATCGTATGTGATGATACGCTGATTCTGGGGGAGCTTCTTTAGCCTGGCAAAGAAGGCTTTAAGGACGTCAACCGAGGGCCTGTAACAGACCTCGGGGTCTTTCCACTTGAGTTGGTCTGAGAAGAAACGCTTAGCTTTCTGGATGTCACTTTTAAAAGTCTCCTTCCATAGAGGGTTGAACAGTACATCTCGTGGGTGGAAGGTAGGTAATACGGAGTGTTGCTCTACATATGTGGGACCACCTCTTACACCGTATAAGCTGGGGTTACCTGGTAGGATCGCCTTTGCTGCTGCAGGGCCTAAAGTAATAATATACTTATGCTTAGCCAAGTCAGCCGTTAAGCGAGGGGCACAACAGGTACGAGGGGTGGATAAAGGTACCCCACCATGCTTAAGTCTCTTACGGTTTTCTTTCTTGAGTCGAGCTAAGAACTCCTTAGGTTTATCGTTTGGGTAACGGCAGGCAATAACATTTGAAAAAGAATAAGAGTCTTGTCGATAAAGTTCTTTGAGCCCTAAGCTCTCAAGAAGCTCTGCTCCAGCAGGTCCCCCAATAGGGATACCATAGGTTACAGCTTGTTTAGACGGGTAGTCCCCCACGACAAGCCGATCGGCCTTATGGCGTATGATCGACTTGACGGGGGCAAACTCACCCCGTTCCGCCCAGTATGACTTGAGCGGACAGTTGTGGCAGTCTGGCTCCATTGACTAGATGTCCATGAAAGCTAGCGGGTCAGATGACTCGGACTCTGTTGACTCTGTTGAAACTGCGAGAGGCTCTTCAGTCTCCGTAGCCGTGATAGCTTCGCCAACTTCAGGGGACTTCTCGGAAGTCGCTTGATGAAATTTATAAGCTTGCTCGGTGATCCACTTGTGCTTATCAAAGCCACCTTCTTCAGGCGCAGGGGCGAAGTGAAAGTAGCCTGACTTACCGATAAGTTTATCACCCTCAATAGTGGGGTTAGTGCGAAGCTTCTCCTCATCAGCACCCAATGAGATCAGCAACGCCATCCAGTAACGCCACACGAAGTCATCGTCAGAGTTAGGGAGGTTAATCCCGAAGGTGTTAGGCGTGCCCTTTAGGTCGCCTTCTGCCACTACCAGACGGAAGTAAGCACGTTGATTACCCGCCTTCGTATCACGCACATCGATCTCTCGAATCGTGACCTTGTAGCAGCCGGGTTGAGTTAGACGGCGCGGAGCGCCTGCGGGTTGTACGTCGGTAAAGTTACCTTTAAATGAAAACGTCATTGTTTTCTCCTAGCGTATTGCTAATGTTAGTTATGAATTTGTCTACCAAAGTAGACTTGTGATTGGCTAAAGTCGCTGTGTCTATTGCATCCATCAGCGCCCAGCGAATATGCACTTGTGAATGAGAAGTTGAAAGCTGTTTAAATATCTTGGTAAGTAAGGTTTGTAGACTCTCCTTGTCATGTTGTTGAAGAATTGGTTGAAGAACTGGGGCGACCTTTTGAACCACATCTTCCATCCACTGAAATTCTTTAGGGCGTGGAAGGGTGTAGCCAGCATCGAGAAGTAGTACACGTAAGTTTAAAGGGAACTTATCAGGACTATTGACCACACGATTTTTAGTGATGTAATCAGGGTCAGGTCCCGTTTGGTAAACATAAGGCCAGCTACCTAAGGCATCAGTCGAGTAGACTACCCTGGCCACGAAGTCAGCATAGGCGGGTAGTTTCTCTGGTAGCTGCCAACCTGCGATCAAGGGAGAGCCTGGGATCGTGCGCTTCCCCTGGTCGTTCTCTACCTGTCGAGGAGAGCGTTCGTGCATGGTCAGAATGACTGGGAAGGGGGCTTCGCGAGCCACATCCCGTAAGTCATACACTTGATGGTTGAAGACATCGTGAGCCGCCCATTTATCGCGAGCGTTCTTCTTCTGTTGATCTAGTTCTGTATCAGCGAGGAGGGAGAAGTCATCGATAATTACTGCAGAGTATTTCTTAGCAGTGGCCTTATTCTTAATTAACGCTGTAACTTCTGAAACAGAAGATGGAGCGATTGTCTTAGGCGTTACCCCAAGAAAGCTAGCACAAGCTGTTCCACCTCGGGGGGAGATAAAGAGTGCATCAGGAAAGGCGCGTATTGTCGCTAGGGTCTTCCCCGTGCCTGAAGGTCCGTAAGTAATAGCAAAGAAGTTTAAGTCGTCCATAGTAGCCTTATTAGAATCCGAACTGACACGTCTCATGGAACGGACACGCACCGTAAGGTGTCGTGCAAGCCGTCTCATGGTAGGCGCCGGGCCAATCCATTGCATCGTCAAGATGGTTGTACTGTTTAATTTGCCGCTCGGCGGCGAGAATTGTTTGTTTAAGTGTTTTGACTGCAAAAGGAGCGGGTTCTAAGGTCACCCGTTTTAAATCAATCGAAAGTTGTTGGTTGTTGTTGTATTGTTTAAGTAGTGGTCGTTGTAACATATTGAGTAACACGCCACCAAAACGATCTGCAAACAACTTCTTTCCTAGTAGTTGATAACCCAGGAACTGACCCGACAATGTGTAGCGTTTAATTGTCTTAGGGGCGATACGGAAGGTGGTCTTGTGGTCAATAATCCATACCATCCCTGCGGAGTCTTTCGCTATGAGGTCTGCACGTTGGGTATAAAGGTACCTCTCCCCCTCCTCACCTCGGACATGCCCACGGATCTGCTCCTCTACATGAAGTGGGTGGAAAGTCTCAGCATCGTAATGCTGGCTATGTAGGTGGACCATATGCTTGGCCATCTCCACATGACTTAACCAAAGCTTTCGATCTACCTCCGCGAGATCAGGCTCTGAAGCTTTGTTCATAGCTAGGCGTGCGATAGCTTCGTGAGGCTCGTAGTAAGCATCAGGATCTGTACCGTCTAAGCGAGCCTTTCTTCGAGCATACCAATGGGCCAGCCCAATGTGGACTAAGCTCCCATTAACTAAGGCGTCTGTTTGACGGCGGCTTACCTGCTCACAGTTTAAAGCATAGTACCTTAGACAACGGGTGATCGATTGTATCCGATGCCATCCTGCTTCGGATGGCCCTGGGTCAATTAGCTTCTTAGTCATGCTAGCTCCTCCTTACGGTAACGCCCATGGCCTACTCGTGTAACAAGGCCCCTGGCAACGAGGCTTTTTAAGGCAGTAGCTGTAGTGGCTTGAGCTTTCTTTATTTTTACCTGTATGTCTCGGGACTTATAAATAGTGGCCACCTCCATCATGGATAAAATCTCTTGTTGGGTCTGTCCCAAAGGATATGTGATGCGGACTGAAGGTGCTGTGGCGTTATCGAAGAGGTCCTGCAACGACTGGATGTCATTGTCCGAGAGCGCCCCAAGAGCCGTCCGAGTGAGTGTGAGTAACCAGTTGCGTACCGGGTCTGTCATGCTATCTCCTGGGTAGGTCAGTTACAGTTGTGAACTGTGGGACACGTCGAGACTCATCGAAGATCAACAGACAGGACGGAGCAGGAGCAGAGGAGGGAGCCCCCTCGAACTTGATCCTACCCTTGATAAGCCTTATCTCTGCTGCCTTCATAGCCCAGTCATGCCACCACTTAGTGTCACTACGGACAAAGGTGAGCACCACAACACAGCAGTTGCGCTTAGACTCTTTGTAAGCTTTCTCTACCCACTGCCCGATGTCTTTTCCATAGGGAGGGTTAAGCCATACAGAGCGGTACTCTGACAACTCCGCCCAAGGGTAGTTTAGGCTGTTAGTTGAGAGGTAAGTGTTACACTTAGCATTGTCAGTGGTAGCCGCTGCATCTATGGCAAAGTCAAACTCATCATGTAGTGCATCGAATAGAGCTTGAGGGGTTTCCCAGTCCTGCTTCTTCGATGAGTATAGTTGGTCTTCATTCCATGCTGTAGTTCCCATTAGGCACCTACCTTTTCGTCGTCGGCATCGTCGTCGTGGTCTTCAGTGGCCGTTGTTTCGGCTAACGCCGCGAGAAGTAACTGACCGTTATCCTTATCGAAAACCCCGTCAACCATCCATTTAATAGTGCACCTCCCAGCCCGGTCTACATCCGCCAGGTAGTAAATCCAGCCAGTCTTACCGACAAACAAGTCGTCAAGAACCTTTTGCATCGGCTCTTTAGACTGAAAGACTAACCGTTCTTTAGGTAAGGTTTCTTCAGTGTGCCCGATGGCAGTTAAGAAGTTCCGCCAAAAGGGGTCAAAACGATTCACGCCACAGTTGCGATACATCGTAATCCCGTAGGTCACAGGGGCATAGCAAATCGAAGCCAGCCTAAGACGTTGCTCGCTCAATGATGCAGTTACTGTTAGTGTGTAGGTTAGTCTTACGTCGTTATTGTTTGTTAATGCGGCGTCTACTTTCGTAATCGCTACAAGGTAGTGTCCGGGAGACATTATGGGAGACATTATTCTCCTCCAATTTTAGTTAGTATGTTGTTGATGATTGCGTCTTCGTCTTCGAGTCCCGCTAGGGTGTCTGCTATTTGTTGTGCTTCGTCGTGGCCAAGCGCCGCGCTTAAGTTCTCTAGTTTATTAAGTAGTAAGTCTGCTATGTGTTCATCGACAGTACCATCGCAAACAGGGTACATGATCAACACAGGCCGATCAGAACCATGACGATGGAAACGTCCCTCCGCTTGTTCTATCATACCTGGGGTCCAGGGGATGAAAGCAATTACCGCAAGGTCTGTGTGTTGAAGGCCGTCAAAGGCTTCACCGAAAGCGTTTGTCGTACCTACGAGACACGCCCCACCTTTATCATATTTGCTGTATTCCTGCACCATTGAGTCGCGCTCATCGGCAGATACGCCCCCATGTCCCCACCAGAGAGGAGCCCCTTTCTTGTTGTTAAGCTTCTTCAAACGTGTAGTTAGAAGCTTAGCTAACTCCTCACAATCCTTCTTACGTCCCGTAAACACCACCACCTTTTGTCCAGCGGCCACGTTCTCCTCAACGATCTCTATCAACCAAGGACGCTTACGGGCACAAGCTTCAAGGACTTTCATCTCGAAGAGAGCTTGTTTCCCTAGCTTAGATGCTTTCTTAAAGGCAGCTTTAAAGCCAGTAGTTTTACCTTGGTCTACCCTTGATAAGTAACACAGTTGACGTCGG